GCGTAGATACTACTGATAACGCATTGAACTCGTTTTGCATCTTGTTGACTGCATAAGCGTAGTTAGGTGCTTGCCACCCCCACAACTGCGTTTTATCAAGCGCTTCATCTGGCGTAAGGCCAAGCTGTCCACAAAGGACAGCCTCCTTTAAAGCTAAATTAAACGCCCGTTGTGTTAATGGCTTTTTAAGGGAATGCCGCCAATCAATAAACGACTTAGCTGCATCCTCGCTTACGTTGTAAAAAAGTAATTCTGATAGGTCTATGTTTTTATATTTCATGATTCACCTAAAATAATGAGTATTGTGTTTTTTCTGCTTGCGCAATATTTCTTAATGCCAACTCAAAATAGCTAGGCTTTAACTCTGCACCAATAGCCTTACGACCCATTTTTAGCGCCATGTATACTTCGCTACCAATGCCCATAAATGGAGTCCAAACCACATCGCCCTCAATGCTCCATAATTGCAAGCAACGCTCAATAACATCTAGCTGCAATGGGCAAATATGGCGTTCGTCATCACTATCACGGCCCTCGCGAAAATTAAGCGTATCAGTCTGATTAATGTCATCCCACACAGGACTAGCGTATTTCTGCCAAACATCAACGCTAGTATTTGATTCGCTCGGCATCCAAAAATTCGAACCATCATCGCGATCAACCTTAATAAATCCAGCTGGAGGCTGATCGCCAACATAGTACTTAAACTCGCCAGCCACTGGCTTTTCGTTCACCCCTGACTTGCGCATGGTAACGATATAATCAGGAATCCCCATGCGCGACATAGCAGAATCTTTTTTAATCGTTTTGTGAAGCAACCCAAGAGCTTTGGTGCGTGTCATAGCAACTACAGGACACTTCCAAATACATACCTCTGAATGATAAATAAATCCTGCTTTTTGATACTCTCGGATAATATCACCACGAAAATCTTTTACGCCAATAAACCCATCATTCTGTTTGCTACTTGGTAAATTCATGCAATGAATAGCAATGTTTCTGCCTGATTTCATCACTCGAAATTGCTCTTTAATCAGATAGCGATATTGCTCCCAAAATTCTGCATCACTTTTAACATTACCCATATCGCGATCAGAATTTGAATATGTATAAAGCGAACTAAATGGAGGGCTAAATATTGAAAAATCCACCGACTCACTTGGTAATGACTTTGCCACTTCAACGGTATCAGCATTATATACCGCATAGTTTTCGCTAATCTTTTGATTTAATACTTCCATTTTAAGCTCCGATAAATGATGGCAACAACATTGCCTTTTGTGGTTTATATTCTGCTTTTTCTACTGTGCTTTTTTTGATATTGGCGCGCACCAAATCGCCCATGATAGACTGCATTTCTGCGCGCATTTGTTCGTCTTGTTCACGCTTTCTTTTAATGTTCGATAGAACTGCGCCTTCACGATCCGAAATAATAACGTGTACAAATACTTCTTTATCTTGCCCAAAACGATAGCAACGTCTTACCGCTTGATAAAATGCCTCCCAAGAATCTGATAAACCCAAAAAAAGCATTTTATTGCAGTGTTGCCAGTTAAGCCCGAATCCTGCAATTTTTGGCTTGGTTGATAGCTTGCTTACTTCGCCATTACCAAACGCCAATAGAGTTTTTTCTTTTTCGTCTGGCGTCATAGATCCTGTTACTTCATAGCATCCATCAACCAAATCAGTAATTAACTCGGATTCATCATTCAAGTTGCACCATGCAATACCGCCATCCCATTCGCGCATGATTTCAGCGGCCTTTTCAGCGCGCAAATTAACGGATTCTCTTCTTGCTTTGTTTCTATCCTGTAATCCTTGCGCAATATCTATAAATAGTCCGTTAGTAGCTTCTGTTTCGATTACATGCTCAATGATATGCAATTTTGGCAATGTGTAACCTGCATCCTCATAGCCTAAATCGGCTGGAGTACGGATAACGATTGCCCAAGTAGCCAGCCACTCCCAAAACTTTTTGCGCGCATGGCCTTTTAATCGCCATTTGCTGGTATCGCTGCCATCATGAATAAAGAAAGTAGCTAGCATTTCAGTTTGCGACATAATCCCTAAAAACTCTGATTGAGTGCCTAGCTCCATAAAATCGTTTGGGCTTGGTGTAGCTGTGCATGACAAACGATAAGGGATATTAGTTGCAAAATCTGTGATTGATTTTCGCAATTTCCCATTCATCCCTTTCAAAATGCTGGACTCATCCAAAACTATCCCACTGTAATTTTCAGCATTAAAGTTTTTTAGCATTTCGTAGTTCGTTACGTGAATCATGCAATCTGTTTCTTTTTGTGTGCGCATATATTCAGCAGAAATACCAAACTTTGCACCCTCTCTAACGGTTTGCTGAGCAACACACAAAGGCGCTAAAACTAAAACAGGCTTATTTGTGTATTCCATTACTCGATGCGCCCAAGATAGCTGCATAAGCGTCTTACCAAGCCCTGTATCAGCAAATAACGCACTGCGCCCACGCCTACATGCGTACTCAACACAATCGCGCTGAAATGGCTTTATAGACAATGGCAGCCACATATCTTCACCATCAAATCCAGCATCAACTTGAGTAAATTCTTTTTGCTTTAAAAACTCCTCATAATTCATTCTACTTTCTCCAATAGCTTGCATAATTTCCTATGCGCTCGATTGTTGTTTTTGATACGCCAAACTCAAAACTAAGCTGCTTAACTGTATCTCGTTTGATTAAATTGGCTATTTCGTTTTCGATTGCTTCACGCTCTTGTCGTAACTTCTCTAGCCTTGCCCGTTTAAACTCAATCCGTGATCGTATTTCTGATGCCTCCTTTGAAGTGAACTTGCTGTGTGGTAATTGCTTACCGTGTGCTGGATTTATTGGTGCTGCCATACATACCCTTATTTTAAACAATAGTTCCGCTAGAGCGGGGGCTGTTGACCTATAACTAGAGCTACCACAAATATATCTGCCCAGTTGTAGATCAACACATTAAACACTTATCGGGTACAGTTTATCGTCTTGCCGGACGCCTACCTGAGCCAATGCTACCAAACTGGCTAAAGTCAACATAAAACCCGTTTAACGCTATCCTGGAAGGCATAACGTCCACCCCCGCTTATCCTAGTCCGGCTTGCGTCTGACTATTTGCCTCGGTGCTTTCGCGTCTCAAAGGCTGGTGGCGTTTAAAGTGTGCTACCAGTGCTATGCTGGCTTTTGGTCGAGTCTTGTTTATTGATCGGTTGACTCACTGCATTAAAAAACCGATTTAACGCTTTGATGTAATCGCAGGCCGTTAGTTGTTCCAAAGTTTTGCTATTTCAATCTGACCAACTGGTGTGATTAAGCACTGCGTAAATTCGTGCCCATTCTTAACATCAGCGACCACATTGAAATACTTTTCATAGCCTGCCTTCGGTAAATCAGCGTTAAGCCACTTAATACCGTTGTCACGCAAGAATTTATTTAGTTTGATAGCAGTGGTACCAAGCTCTTTAGCTACGATAGTCGTGCTTACATCGCCTTTACGGTCTGCTAGAAGCTCATAAACAGCAACTTTTGGCGCAGCGATAGCTAACTGGTCAGCAAGATCAGCAGCTAGTCGTAGGGCTTCTGGTAAAGTTTTAGGGATGTTGAATTGTGGCGCTGGATTTCGAAGCTGTTTTTCGCACTCAATAAAATACTTTCTTACTTTCTTGCCTTGCTCGTTTCTTTCCACCATTGCTAGTTCTTTAGCCATGTCAATAGTGATAAAATACTCAACTAAAGGGCGACCACCTTTTCCCCCATTTTGGGGAATAGTGTCTGAAATGAAATCTTCGCCATGTGAAAAATCAAACTGGTCTATACGGCCAGTTATCCATGTTGAAAAATCGCGGTTTATTTCAAGGAATGTGTAAAGATCGCGTGCGCTAACTGCTTTTGTTAGCTCGTAATGGTTTTTAATTTCAGGAAAATTTGACATAAAAAAACCTATTTAGGGTTGACCTTGGCGACAATACCGCGAGCGGTAACGAGGCAAAGGTAGCCAGTTATTTACGGTAACAAGGCCAACTCTAAATAGGTTTTGTTGTTACCACTCTTTTTTGTCTCCGCTTGTCACAGACGGGCGAATATATCGCTAAGACAATTACATTTTAGTCATTAAATTAATTATTGCAAGTATTTTTTTATCATAACCAAATAAAACCGTAAATACACGGCCCGTATATCTACACACCGTTTTTATTTTTGCGAAAATCAGGCTTGAGATGTTTGATGATCCGCAAGCCTTTGATTTTGTTGGAGTTGATAAAAATAAAAACCGGAAATATACGGCCTGAGCCTGTTATATCGCTGTTATGTGTGAAGCTCCGTAAGCGGTCGTCATACTTGCTCATTTCATCTGGTCGCATTTGGTAGAATGATCGCATTATTTTTGCATATCTTTCTCTGTAGCATCTTTTTTGCAATTCAATTAATTTACTCACAACCACCTCTTTAGTTCATCTCAAGCATCCATCACATAACAAGGCGTAGCAACATCACTACACTTCGTTCCGTTCGACAGCGCTACGCGCTGCGGTTGTACATTGACGTTATGTTTTAGTCTTCATATTCCATTATGTGCAAAATTGCTTGTAGCTCTTCTGCTGTAAATGTGCCATCTAATTGAACCTCTTCATCGTCACCAATAAATTTAATCTCTCTATCTTTTTTAATATCTTTGATTATTTCTCTTGCCTCAAAACCTCTCATAAGTCACCTATTTATTTTTCAGGCTTTCCGCACAACCAAGCAGCACAATCTTAAAAAGTTCGGGCTTGTCTCGGTGCCAGTTTGTTAATGTTTGCGCGCTCTGTCCGGTTAGTTGCTGAACTTGAAGCAGGCTTTTTAGTCCTGCTTCTTTTGCTTGCTGGCTTGGTGTTAGCTTAAGCTGCATACAATGCGGCCTCCACAACATCAAATCCAGCGCTTGCCAAGTACTCAATCAAAAAGCTGCCGTTGTCTTGCTTAATTGCTCTAACTTCATAGTGAATAGAGCCATCCTTATTAACTAAAAAATAACCCTTTACTCCAGCAATTTTTTTGGCTGTTGGTTCATAAAGGCCACCATTTTGGCTTGAAAAATTCATACAGCGAAGAGCGTGCTCAAGAGTAGGTTGAATATTTGAACCACCAACCCACTGAGTTTCTTTTACTTTCTTAAGTGCCGCTTCTATTTTCGAATTCATTTTTAATTCCTCTGTTGTGTTTGTATGTTGCTAGTATATCAAGCTATTTGAAGGAATCAAGCATTATTTTAAACTATTTTAAGTTATTTTCACTTCGTAGCAAAACATAACAAGAATATGAACTGGATGCGGTTTAAGTTTGGCGCACTGTTTTAGTATTTGCAGCGCACCAGTTATATTGGCGTTAGGCTGGTGCGCTTAATTCCCGCCAATGCGTGTAATTGTGTAGGTAATTAACTGCCATATCACCATGCTTATCAATTTTGTCTATATGATTTAGCAGTGTTTCGCGCATTGTTTTATCGCCTGCATAAAACTCACACCAAACATTTACAGGCGGCATCTTTTCTGAAATTAAATTCCATTTAGTTTTATCTTCTAAAGATTTTGTGTAAGCGCTAATTTCTTTAAAATTCCAGCCGCCTTCTAGCGCATTTACGCACGCGGCTATGCGGCGGGCATTATCTTCCCGCACGTCATCACAGACCTGATTTAGAAACTTATCTCCCCCTGCAACCTCATAGCCACAGTTGCCAGCATTCGCATGGTTAGCTCGCCAAGGCTCTTTTGTATGTGTCATTTTGTTTCTCACTCTGTTAAATTTGCCTAACAAGGCGTTGAAAAGGACGGCTCGTAAGTTGTGTTTTTAAATTTCGTTTGTCATGCCGCCTTTTAACTCGGCGTTAGCTGTAGTGAGCCGCCCAAATTGGCTCCCAAAGTGTTTTGCAGGTTTCGCTATCTAAATGGCCTGCAAAAATAACCTCAAAATCAGTTTTCCAAAAGTTGCCCTTTTTGTCTGTGCATTCCACAAACCATTCTGTATGCGGAACACCGCACATGCTTTTAGTTTTTGTAACCTTTTTACAAAAGTAAGCGTGTCGCCTTGGGTTTTCATCTCCGGCGCATACATTTGTAATTGCATCACCAAACTTAATTGTTTTAATTCTTTCCTTGGCCGCGCTTTTAACATCTATTCGATCTTGCATTCCCATAGTATGTACTCCGTTGTGTTTCAGCTAACAAGCAGTTGCACGCGATGCGGCAAGAGCTTGCAAATTAATTACTTGTTAAACGGCACGCGTGAACGTGGGCGTTAAATTTCACTCACTCGGAAAGAAATTCTATATTCACTGCCATCTTTGTATCGCACGTTAAATGAGTTTGTTCCGGTTACATGGTCAGAAGTCAGCCCTGATGATATTTCTCCCCAACCTTGCTCTGAGTCGTAAAGTAAAACCTCAAGAATGCATTTTTTGTCCTGCGTTAATTGATTATTTTTAAGCCCTTCAATTTCGCTTTGAAGTTTTAATTCTTTTGCGGTAGTTGCCGTTGCAAACTGGCTTAGCTCAAGAAATAATTTGTTTACAGTTTCTAGTTCCAATTTAGCTCTCCAAATTTAA